CGCCAGAACGAAGAATCTTTTATATTGATGTTGGTAACTTACCTAAACAAAAAGCCGAACAGTACATCAAGACTTTGATGAACCGATATAGAAATAAACTAACGTATGATGCCACTAGTGGTGAAGTGAGAGACGATAGAAAACACCTTCACATGCTAGAAGATTATTGGCTTCCACGAAGAGAAGGTGGTAGAGGAACTGAAATTTCTACCTTAGATGGTGGACAAAACTTAGGTGAAATGGAAGATGTGAATTATCTTCTAAAGAAGGTATATCATTCCTTAAATGTTCCTTCTTCGAGAATGGAAACTGAAAATGGCTTTAACATGGGAAGATCTACTGAGATTACCCGTGATGAAGTAAAGTTTAGTAAGTTTATTGAACGACTCAGAAATAAATTTGCAGAGTTATTCATGAATCTTCTTCGTGTCCAGTTAGTTCTTAAGGGTGTTATGACGGAGGATGATTGGAATAAGATTTCTTCATTCTTAACCTTCGAATATGAAACTGATTCATATTTTACCGAATTGAAGCAAACAGAAATTCTCAGAGAAAGATTAGAAATTCTTCAATCTTTAGATGAGTATATTGGAAAATATTATTCTCATGATTGGGTTAGAAGAAATATTCTTAAGCAAACAGATGATGATATAAAACTAATTGATGATCAAATACGACAAGAACAACCAGAAGGTGAAGGGGACGAATTATGAGTATGGAAAAAATGATGACTTCGTTGATTAATAACGATCAAGAAAACTTCAACACAGCATTTGATGCTGAATTAAAAACTAGAATTTCAGGTAAAATGCCTGCATTTGCAAAAGCCGTTACTACTGGAATGGTTTCAAGTGAAAAAGGTACACCACATTCAGAGCCTGAAAGTAGTGATACTATAAATACTACAGATAAATAAATTAGAAAAGGAATATCTCCAATGGATACAAGACTAATAGTTGCAGACATTTTAGAAGGAAATCTTGGTAGTGCCAAGACTAAAACTGAATCACTTTTATATCAAAAGAGTGGTGAAATTCTAGAAGGATTTTCTTCTGCTATAGTAGAAGACGTTTATGGTTTATCATTGGAGTCCAAAAAGAAAGCCAAAGTTACCGATAAGGATGACGATGGTGAAGGTATGGATCCAGTCGGTGCAGAGGATGATGATATTGATAACGATGGTGATTCAGATGATTCTGATGACTACTTGAAGAACAGACGAAAGACTGTTAAGAAAGCCATCAACAAAGACGATGGTGATGAAGAGGAAGCAACCGAGGGATACGGTAAGAAGATGAAAGAGGAAGAGGGAAAGAAAAAGAAGAAGGGTTCTCATAACTGTGCAAACCATGTAGAACACGCAGAGTGGGGACAGGGTATTCCTGTTCATGGTGAACATGCAACCCCAGACGAAGATGGTTATGTTCAATGGTACAACGTAGAGTTTGAGCATGGTATCGAAGAGCATGTGTTTACTGAGGACTTGACTATTCTGGGTGAAGGAATGCACGAAGATCACGATCATCATGACGGTGAGCAGATTGATGAACTCGCTCCTCTCGTTGGTTTAGCCGCAAAAGCACTCACAAGTAAAGTAGGACTTGCGACTGCTGGTTACATGCTGGGTAAGAGTAAAGGGAAGAAGGACTGGGAAAGAAAACAAAGAATGGCAAACAGTGGTGGTGCTGGAATGGCAGAGGACATGGAAATCTACGGTATGTCCAGAGAAAAGTATTCGAAACTCCCAGATCAAGAAAAGCAAGCAGTAAAACAAGCATATAGATCAAAGAAGGCAGTAACCAAATGAAACTAATCACCGAAATGGTAGAAGAAGTTAGTTGCTTAATTGAATCCGATGATGATGGAAACAAAAGCCATTTCATTGATGGTATCTTTATGCAAGCAGAAACTACTAACAAGAACAAAAGAATGTATCCTCTAAAGGTTCTATCGAACGAAGTAAAACGATATAACAAAGAGTACGTTGGTAAAAATCGTGCGATGGGTGAACTCAATCATCCACAAGGACCTACCGTAAATCTTGATCGTGTATCCCACATCATCAAGGATCTTCGTGTAGAAGGTAATGATATTTACGGAAAAGCGAAACTACTCGATACTCCAATGGGAAATATTGCGAAGAATCTGATTGATGAAGGTGCCAAGTTAGGTGTATCTTCTAGAGGTATGGGATCTTTGAAGAAGAACAAAAAGGGAGTGAACGAAGTCCAGAAGGACTACATGCTCTCAGCGGTAGACATTGTTGCAGATCCATCTGCTCCCGGTGCTTTTGTAAACGGTATCATGGAAGGTGCCGAATGGGTTTGGGATAATGGTGTACTGAGAGAAAAGCAAATTCACGAATACCAACAAGTCATTAAGAAATCTTCCAAGAGAGAACTAGAAGAAAACGCAATGAAGGTGTTCAAAGATTTCTTGTCAAAACTGTAATTTATATAAATATTGTGACTAAGTAAAGCCAGTCATAGGAGCATATTCATGTCAGACATTAAAGATGTTGTAAACCAAATTTTAGATGAAAACTCTGAAGTAGAAACTGAAGAGACACAACTTGATGAGTATGGTGCTGCTATTTCTGGTGCTGCAAGAGCAGCGATGCCATTTGTAAAGAAAGCGGTTACTAGTAACACCGCAAAAAAGGTAGGTAAAGAAGTGGGAACTGCGGCTGCAACAAGTGCGGCTACCGCTCTTGCAGCAAAAGCCAAAAGTAAACTAACCAAAAAAAGGGGTGCAAATCCGATGGAAGACACTAACGTAAATGAAGCAGAAATGGGCGTTGTAAACGCAAAGTCTGAGGAAGATGCTGATCTTTATCAAGACGCAGAAGGTAAGCACGCCAAGATCGATACCGATAAGGGTACTGAAGGTAAGGATAAGAAGAACAAGGCTTCTATTGCTGGTAAGGCAAAGGGACCTGGTAAAATCGAAGATCCTACTGCCAGTGGTACACCACAGGAAAGAATGGAAGATGTAATGGGTTCCCTTTTTGATGGAGAAGATCTATCTGAAGAATTCATGGAAAAGACATCGATCATCTTTGAAGCAGCAGTGAATGATCGTGTTGCAGTAATCGAAGAAGAACTTACTGAGTCATATGAAACTCTTCTAGCAGAACATATGGAAGAAGTCACCGAAGGACTTGCTGGTAAGTTAGACGAATACTTAAACTACGTTGTTGAAAACTGGTTGAGTGAAAATGCAATTGCACTTGAATCTGGTGTTCGAACAAATGTTTCTGAAAACTTTATTCATGGACTCAAAGGACTGTTTGAATCTTGTTGGATCGATGTTCCTCAAGAGAAAGTTGCAGTCCTTGATGCAGTTCATGAAGCAAACCAAAGTCTTCAAGAACAAATCAATGAACTCGTATCAGATAATGTCGAACTCAAAGCAGAACTTATGGGTTCTGAGTGTGGACTCGCTTTCGCTGAAAGTTGCGATGAGTTGACAGACATGGAAATTGAAAAATTTGCATCACTCGTCGAAGGAATTGAGTTTGATTCTGTAGAACAATATGCAGAAAAAATCTCAGTAATCAAAGAAAACTACTTTGGTGAAAATGCTATGTCTGAAGATGCTTTAGATGAACAAACAACAAACCAAATCATCTCCGAAGAAAATTCTCCGGGTATGGAAAAATACGTTAACACGATCAGTCGTCACCTCAAAGGATGAGGCACTTTGGCTTCCCACTGAAAGCCAACAAATTATAGATACTAGGTAGATTAAAACAAGGTAAAAAATCTAACCACAGAAATTCAAGGAGATCTACGATGTCGGAACTTAATAGAACACCATACGATCAGTTAAGCGAGAAGTGGGAGCCTGTCCTCGAACATGACTCACTACCCGCGATTGCTGATCCATATAAGAAGAAGGTAACTGCCGCTCTTCTTGAAAATCAAGAGACTGCTCTCCGTGAGCAGAACCTCACCGAAGCACCTACCAACCAAATGGGTGGTGGATTCAGCGTTTCTGCTGCTGCTTCTTCTACTGGCAACCTCGCTGGTTATGATCCAATCTTAATCAGCCTCGTTCGTCGTTCAATGCCTAACTTAATGGCATACGACATTGCTGGTGTCCAACCCATGAGTGCCCCGACTGGTTTGATCTTTGCCATGCGTGCAAGATACAACAACCAGACTGGTGCAGAGGCTCTCTATCAGGAAGCATTCAGTAAGTTCTCCGGTGCAGGTAACACCTCCGCTGGTGCAAGCGTTCACGCAACTGGTGGTATCGATCCAACAGGTTCGCTCTCACTCGCAGGTTTCCGTGCAATGCTTACTGCAACTGCTGAAGGTCTTCAGCAAGAAGTTGCAGGTACAACTGACCTTGCTGATGCCGCTAGACAGACTAACGCATTCAAGGAAATGGCATTCAGCATCGAGCGTGTTGCTGTAGAAGCCAAGACTCGCGCCCTCAAGGCTGAGTACACTACTGAACTCGCTCAGGATCTCAAGGCTGTTCACGGACTCGATGCAGAGACTGAACTCGCTAACATCCTAAGCACAGAAATCCTCGCTGAAATCAACCGGGAACTTATTCGCACAGTATACACTAGTGCTTCTTCCGGTGCCCAGCAGAGCGATCTCTTCTCAGCAGGTACTTACGACTTAAACATCGACTCCGATGGACGTTGGAGTGCTGAAAGATTCCGTGGACTCATGTTCCAGATCGAACGTGAAGCCAACGCAATCGCTAAGGAAACTCGTCGCGGTAAGGGTAACTTCATCATCTGCTCGTCAGATGTTGCCTCAGCCCTCGCAATGGGTGGATTCCTAAACATCTCACCTGCAATCAACACTCAACTTGATGTTGATGATACTGGTAACACCTTCGCTGGTGTACTAAACGGTAAGATGAAAGTTTACATCGATCCTTACAGTAAGATTGACACCAACTTCGTATGTGTCGGGTACAGAGGTACTAACCCATACGACGCAGGTATCTTCTACTGTCCATACGTTCCGCTCCAGATGGTTCGTGCGGTTGGTGAGAACACCTTCCAGCCTAAGATCGGGTTCAAGACTCGATACGGAATGGTTGCAAACCCATTCTCCAAGGGTGGATCAGGTGCAGGTGACGGACTGCTCGGTAATGGTGATAACGTCTACTACAGACTCTTCACCGTCAGTAACCTACACGGTAACACCGGACACGGACTCTGATTCTGAATAACAGATTTGGTTAGATCTACCGAAAGGGGAGTGGAGCAATCCACTCCCCTTTTTCTTTTATAAATAGTAGTGGAGGAATACTTCTATGGCAATAATTATAGATGGATCTACGGGTGGGTATACTGGACCAGGCATTCCCGATGTCACCAGATCTAATGCTCAAAAACAACCCGATACAAATAACTTTCTAAACACTAGTTATTTTAAATTAGTTCTAGGTAGACTGCCTACTATGACATATATGTGTCAAACGGTAAACCTACCGGGAATTTCTATTGGTGTTGCTGATCAGTTTACTGCTCTAGGTCTTCGTCAGAAAAGAGCAGGTGACACATATAACTTTGATGACTTAACTGTAAGTTTTCTTGTTGATGAAAATATGGATAACTGGACAGAAATGTTTAATTGGATGATTAGTATCGCAAACTACGAATCAAATATTCCTATACAAAAAGGCGGAAATGTAATTGATGAGGGAGATCATTTCTCTGATGCAAGAATATTAGTAACCAATAGTGCCTTTAAAGCAAAGAAAGAAATAATATTGAAGGACATAATTCCCACTAACCTATCTAGTGTTGAGTTTTCTTCTGTTGATACAGACACAACGCCTACTATTGCCACTGCGACATTCGCATTTACTGCTATGACGATAGTTGACTATCCTTCACAACAACCGGGAAATATAGTAGACCTATTCACTCCGCCTGAAAGATAATCTTGACATTCTGTTTATATGAAGTATAATTATTTCGGAGGTCTATAGATATGAACTTAGATGAAATACGACGGAATGTTTCCAAAGACATTGTAATGGATAAAACTGAACTTGATATGGAGTCCATGAAAACTCCTCAGTTACACAATAAATATCTTATCATGTATACCGATGAGAAATTGGTTCTGGGTAAGTTGGAAAGTGATTATAAACAACTCAGAAAAAACAAATGGCTTTACTATACTGGTAAAATGAGTCAAGAAGAATTAGACTATCTTGGATGGGAACCTTTTGCACTTTCCCTTCTTAAAACAGACATCGATAGGTTTATTGAATCTGATGATGAAATCATACTACACGAAAATAAAATACTTCTTCAGAAAGAAAAAGTAGAATACCTGAAGAGTGTTGTTGGTATAGTCACAAACCGACAATGGTTAATTCGTTCGACTATAGATTGGATTAAATTTACACAAGGCTCATGACAGATCTAGAGATAAAAGATGTAGATTCTGTTCACATAAAGATAGAATCTGAAAAGGGAATCGCTAGGGAACTCAGCGACTTTTTCACATTCTACGTTCCCAATCATCAATACACACCAGCATATAAAAATAAACTTTGGGATGGACAGATACGTCTGTTTAATCTCCACACACGAAATTTATACTCTGGTCTATTAGACTATGTTCTTACGTTTGCAAAAGACAGAAACTATACAGTATCAAATAAAACAAATAGACCAAGTGGAACTATAACAAAAGAAATGGTTGATAAGTATATCAACGAATATCTTCAACCATATTGTGTAGATAAACCAATCAAACCACACGAACATCAAGTAAATGCAATTACTCATGCATTGAACAAAGAAAGATGCCTTCTCCTATCACCTACAGGAAGTGGTAAGTCTTTCATCATCTATTCACTTATTAGATACTACCTAGATAAAATTCCCAAAGATAAAAAGATTTTAATCGTAGTACCTACCACCAATCTAGTTGCACAGTTATATGATGATTTTAGTGACTATTCTTCTAAGTCATCATGGAACGCGAAGAAAGAATGTCACACGATATATGCCGGTAAAGATAAAGAAACCGATAAGCGTGTGGTAATAACAACTTGGCAGAGTGTATATAAACTACACACTAAACACTTTGAACAATATGGGGCTGTATTTGGTGATGAGTGTCATTTGTTTAAGGCTAAATCATTAACAAGTCTTATGTCAAAGTTGACTAACTGTCCTATTAGAGTTGGAACTACAGGAACTTTGGATGGGACGCAGACACATAAACTTGTTATTGAAGGATTGTTTGGAAAGGTATTCAAGGCTACCACAACCAAAGAATTAATGGATAAAAATTTATTGTCTAAACTTGACATTGACCGTATAATACTTAAGTATGGTGATGAGGTTGAAGAAACAAAACGAATTACATATCAAGAAGAAATAAAATGGTTGATAACAAATCAAAAGAGAAATGAATTTCTTATCAAATTATGCGGCACCTTAGATAGTAATGTTCTTCTTCTTTACAACTATGTGGAACTACACGGAAAACCTCTTTTTGAAATGATTAAAAAGGCTTATCCAAAACGAAAAGTGTTTATGATTTACGGAGGAACTGATGTGGATCAAAGAGAGAAGATAAGAAAGATTGTGGATAGACAAAAAAATGCTATTCTTGTTGCTTCTTATGGAACGTGTTCTACGGGAATTAACATTAAAAACATTCACAACATTATTTTTGCTTCTCCCTCCAAGTCTGTAGTTAGAGTCTTGCAATCTATAGGGAGAGGACTTCGTAGAACTGAAGATAAAAATAATGTAAAACTTTATGATATTAGCGATGATCTTCGTTTTAGGAAGTATATCAACCACACCTATAAGCACATGGATGAGAGAATAAAGATATATAATAGAGAGAAGTTCAATCATAATGCTATCACCATAAGGCTATGAAGGAGCAAACTATGCAGTACAGAATACTCAAATTACGAAGTGGTGAAGAACTTATTACGCGAATCACCGGAAAGCAACGGGGTAAAATGATCCTTGAGCGTCCGATGGTTTTCCGAACAATGATGGTACATGATGGTTTAGGACGACCAAAAGAAGTAACTATTCTTAGAAACTGGACTCCAAATACAAACGACATTCATACAAAGATTCCAGAGGATCATGTTGCAACCTTCATGACTCCTTCTATTGAGGCAGTTAAATTATATGAATTGGAAAAGGATCAAGAAGATAGAATAGAAAGTAATATCATTGCTCAACCACTCCCTCATGAAAAACCAAAGCCTTCTGATATGATGTCTATGTTAGAGTCTCTTATTCGAATAAAAGAAGACATGGAAGATTTAGAAGAAGAGAGAGAAGACCTATTAGATGATATCGAACCTACTGATCAGGAGTTGGATGAGTTGGATGAATTAGATGAAGAAGAACAAAACATGATGGACATGGTAACTATGACCATGTTCTTTCCTCCTGAACTATTAACTAAAATGATCAACAGTGGATTGATTAATCCTAAACACCTAGGCGAAATACTTCGAGAGGTACAAAAAACTGATGGTAAGTTTTCTTCTATGTCGGATCTCTATACCGGAGATCAAGAACGGGATGATCTAGGAACTCAGTGGACTGATTGGAGTTCTAACCCAGAAGATTATTTCAAAGATAATAAAGAAGATAATAAAGAAGATAATCCTTGAAACTAGGGCAAATGTATTATACTATAAGTGAATGAAATCTGTCAAACGAAAAAAATGTAAATTTAGGATTTATTATTATGGAAGAAAAAGAAAAACCAAAAGACACTAAAAACCATTACATAGTCAATGCTGATTTTTTTGAAGCAATGAAAGAATGGAAAAAGAATGTAATAGAAGCAGAGAACGTAGGTGAAGGAAGACCTCCTATTTCAGAATACATTGGAGATTGTTTTGTTAAGATAGCAGAACACCTATCACACAAACCAAACTTTATAAACTATCCATACAGAGAAGAGATGGTTGGAGATGGTATTGAAAACTGCTTAATGTACGCACATAATTTTGATCCAGAAAAATCAAAGAATCCATTTTCATATTTCACCCAGATAATATATTATGCATTCTTAAGAAGAATCGAAAAAGAAAAGAAGCAATCATATGTGAAGTACAAGATGTTAGAACAGTCTCCTGATGCGGCAGTAAATAAGTGGTTCAAGTCTAATTATTTTGAAAAGAGTTCTGAAGAATTACCAGACACCATGACTAAACATTTCAATTTATCTGATGCAGATATTCAGAAGTTTACTCCAAAGAAAAAGAAAAAGGGTAAGAAGTAAGTTATGAAAATTGCTGTCATAAATGACACACACTTCGGTGCAAGAAACGATCAAAAAGAATTTTTAGATTACTTCTTCAAGTTTTTTGATGAGGTTTTCTTTCCATATGTCCAGAAGAATGATATATCTGATGTCATTCATCTTGGTGACTTTATGGATAGGCGTAAATTTGTAAACTTCAATACACTGAATCGAGTTAGAACCCGAATCATAGAACCATTAGAAACAATGGGAATAAAACTTCATTGTGTGTTGGGTAATCACGATACCTACTATCGCAACACAAACGATGTAAATTCTTTGATAGAACTATTCTCAAAGTATGAAGGATTTAATATAGTCGATAAACCAACTGTGTTGGATTTTGAAGGATTGTGTGTTGGTTTGGTTCCGTGGTTAACAACAGAAAATTCAGATGAGTGTGTAGACTTTATTAAATCATGTCCATGTCCAATCTTAGGTGGTCATTTCGAACTGACTGGGTATGAAGTAATACGAGGGGTTAAGTTTGATGGTGGTATAGACGATTCTATTTTCAAAAATTATGAAATGGTAATGTCTGGTCATTTTCACGGAAGACAGTCAAAAAACAATGTTCATTATCTAGGAACACAATATCAAATAACATTCTCGGATCTAGGTGAAGTTAAAGGATTCCATGTATTAGATACCAAAGATAGAAGCCTAAACTTCATCGAAAATCCAAA